ATGTATTACAATTACAGGACAATGTATCCTATGGCACATATCAAGAAGAGCTGTCGTATCTTACAACCAATGTAAAAAGAATCGATTTTATCGCAGAATTTATTGTTAAATTGGCTCAGTCTGGAAATACATTAGTCTTAGTTGATAGAGTTAAAAGCGGAGAAATGCTGGTAGAAAGAATGCCTGACAGTAATTTTGTCAGCGGCGCAATGAAAACAACTGATAGAAAAGATCAGTACGATGAAGTTAAAACAAGTACAAATAAAATCATTGTTGCTACCTATGGCGTAGCCGCAGTGGGAATTAATATTCCCAGGATCTTTAATTTGATACTAATTGAGCCAGGTAAAAGTTTTGTGCGTGTAATACAAAGTATTGGACGTGGAATTAGACGTGCAGAAGACAAGGATCATGTAGAAATTTGGGATATGACAAGTACTGCAAAATTTAGCAAACGCCATCTCACTACGAGAAAGAAATATTATGAGGATGCAGGCTATCCTTATCAAATACAAAAGGTAAAATACTAATGAATATATTAACAGTGGATAATACAGCATTTGAACTTAATCAATTGCCCGACGAAGTAGATGATTTACGATACGGGGTTCTTGATTGGAATGATCCTAAAAATGTAGATTATCATTTTGTTCCTTTGATCTTCATGGAGACATTCCATGCGCCGGCAGCAGTTTTAAAAATTGGCAACTATGTTGTCCAAGTTCCCCTAGATTGGTATATTGTCATAGGTGAAAAAGATCACGGAGATCCAGAGATTGTTCCTATAATGAATATTAACGATCGTGGATTTAGTGCGTTTGTATTCAATCCTATTAGTAGTTTTAGATTAGACTTCCAGCCTCTGGAGATTATCAATGTATTTCAAGATATTCGTTGGTATACTCCTAAACTAAAACATGGACATATTTTAGCAGTGCCGTTGAGCAACGAAGCAAAACCATTGTGCGCTTATTTTGTTAAAGAAACCAATAAACTTCCGGAAGTATTGTCTATTGATAAAATGTATTAAAGATTGTATAATATAGTATGGCCACTAAAGTACCAATGTTGGATATGTTTAACCGAGTTCTGCCGTCAGCAGATACAAGGAATAAAAATTTTTATGACAATCTCACTGATGAGGAAAAGAAAGGATTTAGTCCTTGGTTAATACAACGCTATTTAAGCAGTGCAGAAAGCCCTAGTGCTGAAATGATTGAACATTACCTTATAATGACCAATGAGCTAGTCAATGTAAATCACAGTGTGCTAAAAAATTATCCTGATTTAATGTGGAAAATGATGAGTATTGTTGGTGTAGGCGCAAAAATGAAACATCCATATATTGCCCCGGGCAAAGGTAAAAAGAAAAAAGGCAATGCTTTTAAGATATGGCTGCACAGTCAATTCCCTAATTTAAATGAACAAGAATTGACTGTATGGTTTGAAATGTTTACTAAAGAACAGGCCAAAGATATGTTAGAACAATATCAAATCAAAGATAAAGATTTAATCGCTGCCGCAAATGACTTATAAGTGCAAATATTGTAACAAGGACTTTGCCAGGGAAAGTACGTTGGTATCTCATATATGTGAGAAGAAGCGTAGGATAAATGCCAAAGATGACAAACAAAATCGTATCGCTTATCAAAGTTGGTTAATATATAGAAAAGCTGTAATTCTAAATGTTAAAAATGACAAGCCCTATGATGACTTTATCAATGATCGATATTATATGTCATTTATGAAATTAGCCAAGCACATCATTGATTTAAACTTAGACAGGCCAGAAGAGTTTGTTAGATTTATTTTAAAAAATAGTGTTAAAATAGATGACTGGACTAAGGCGGTTGTTTATGAAACTTATATCAAAGATAGAACTAAAAAAGAAACAGTAGAACGGGGAATTGAGCGAAGTGTGTTAAATATGAAAGCATGGGCAGAAAGAACAGGCTTTGAGTGGGAAGATTATTTTCAAAAAGTAAATACACCAGATGCAGTGCAAGATATTAGAATGGGTCGTATCAGTCCGTGGTGTAATTTTGCCACCGATCAAGGCAGTAAATTGATAGATAGGTTCGAACCCGGGCAGATACAACAACTTATTGAGTATATTAATCCTCAAAGTTGGCGTGTTAAAATAAAAAGGCAACAGCAGGATGCTGATTGGGTACAACAAGTTTTTAATGAAGCGAGGATAAAATGAATCAATACAGTGAAAAACGAAAAGTTCCTAGACTTTTACAACATAAATCTGACACTCAATTTCAGGTAAACAATGGCATGGCTGAATTTACAGTTGATGGAAAATACGTAAGTATACCTACAACAGAAGCATTCCATCGACTATTGAAAAAAGTAGCAGTGCTCGAACAACGAATAGCTGTAACAGATAATAAGGCTGTTCAGGCAGCAAGAATAGCTAGGGCAGACAATGGAAGATAATGAAGAACAATTTTTAGAAGTTTATACCCAGTCACTGTCAATGATTACCGCTTTGGTCAAGGATTACAATCCTTTAGTGATAGCCAGTGTCATGATGGCACAGTCTCTTAGTTTATATAAAACTACATTAAGTGAAGAAGACTATTCTGAAATGGTAGCATCTATAATAGAGAAAAAAGATAGAATTAGAACATTTGCTTCGAGGAATTTACATTGAGCACAGACGTCGACATTGACTTTGCTGACAGAGAACAGATATTAAAATTGCTGGATTATACTCCTGCAATGATCAAAGATGGCACAAAAGAAAAAAAACACAATACCGGCGTGTACTTTCACAATGCCGCAGTAAATCCATTCACTGGCTTGGCCACAAAGGATTATAAAAATGCAGAAGATTTAGGTTGGTTTAAGATAGATTTGCTTAACGTTGGCATCTACAGTGATTTCGAAAGCAACGAACAAATTGATTGGCTATTGTCCAAGGAACCCGCTTGGGAACTGTTGGAACATAAGGAAGTTATACAGCAGTTATTTCATATACATAATCACAGCGATACAGTGATTAAAATGAAACCCAAAAGTATTGAGCAACTTGCCATGGTGCTAGCAATTATTAGACCAGGTAAAAAACATTTAATTGATAAAAGCTGGACCGACATTGAAAAAGAAGTTTGGATTAAAACTGATGACGTTTATAGTTTTAAACATAGTCATGCCATTGGCTATGCCATGGCAATAGTATTGCAAATGAATAAACTAAGTTATAATTTTTGAACCAACTGTATTTGACGTCGTTTGATTCGTTTAGTCATAATATTTTGTAAACTAACAACTTCGCCATGTACAATTTCAAAGTCTTTTACATTGTATGTACGCAATGAATAAGTGAATTTTTTAAATTTTGGCCCGATGACGATGTTTATGGGCAACGATCTATTACTTTGCCACCACCATTCTTCGCCCATTTCTAAAAATTCTTGTTTATCCTCCAGTGATGTAAGTACATTATAAACGTAAATACTAACCAGCGTAGTTGTATAGTTCTGCATGATGCCCAATATTTCGTCACCCGCTGTTTTACACAAACTCAAAAACGGGAACTTTTCTAATATCTCATTATGGTCTTTCATCGGTAATATTTATCGATGAATTCAATTCAATCAAAATTAAATAAATATAGTTATGAGTGATACATTTACATTATTAAGCTATCCGCAACGTAGTATATTGATATATGCAGAAGGACATAGTAGGACACAAAACATGCCATTTAATACCACACGAAAAAACATCTACAAGGGCGTGGACAGTACCCTGGGATTTGATGTTAAAAATCAAGATCGCAAGCCACTGAATTTATTGGGCAAAGATATCATGGTCAATATCATGCAAGTTAGAACTGGAGAACTTGTTGTTCAACGTCGAGCAGTGGCAGTAGAACCAGAGTCTGGATTCTGCGAATTCACAGTATTCAGCAGTGACCTTGTTGACTTAGAACCAGGTATATATCAATTGAGTGCTGTGGTATACGAAGCAGACGGTCATGCCAAAAGCCTGTATACAGATTACAATAGAAGAGTTACAATGGAATTAGAAATAAGCGATGGCGCTTATCCAAAATATCTATCCAGCATTGATCTAACATTTACGCAATTAGGCTCAAGTTACGTAAGTCAGCCCATTGCCAGCAATTTACAAAAAAATGACAGCAGTACTTTGCATACTATTCAGATAGGTGTAACCAATTACACTGGCACCATAGAAGCATTGGTTAGTTTGGAATATGACAGTGGCGGCAACTATTTTCCAGTTAAATTTGTCAATGATAAATTTCAAATTGAATTTACCAGCACAACAGATGTACAAGGTTGGAATTTTATCGCCGACGCTCGATGGGTAAAAATAATTTATATACCAGCTAATACGAACATCGGAACAGTTGACAAAATCTTATATAGAAGTTAAAATAGTAGGGTCATGATGGCCTTACAAACATTACTTAGAAGCAGAATACACGGACATGCCAGCCCCAAAGGTTGGATTAGTTTTAATTGTCCTATGTGTGTTGTCAATGGTCAAAGCCGACCAGACACCAAACGTCGTGGCGGAATATTATTTGGTGCTGCCGGAGACGTAGCATATCAATGTTTTAATTGTCAATATAAAACGGGATGGAGTGAGGGATGGACTCTAAGTTTTAAAATGCGTAAGTTGCTACGGCAGCTTGGTTTTGACGAAAGTGAAATTCAACGTCTTGCATTAGACTTATTAAGTCAAGCAGATGTTGAAAATTTAGTTACAAAAGAAGTAGAAACTCAATGGACTCCAGACTGGCCTGAATTTAATTTTGGATTTAATATTAAGCCCCTGGAAGATCACAGTAAAATATCATATCTACAAGATAGGCAAATATATGATTTAGCCGATTGGTTGGAAACAGATGAAACATATGCCGGCTTAAACAACAGAGTTATACTACCCTTCACTTATCAAAATAAAATTGTAGGTTTTCAAAGTAGGTACGTAGGCACGCCACCTACTAAGTTAGCAAAATATTATAAAAACATTCCAGCGAATTACGTATATGGATTAGATCGTCAAAAAGATAAAAGAGAATATGTCATAGTCACAGAAGGTGAGTTTGATGCGCTACTAACCAGCGGCGTCGCATTGGGCAGTAACAACCTCAGCGATCGTCAAGTACAACTGATAGAAGACTTAAATATAGAACCTATACTATTACCCGACGCTGATAAGTCGGGTATGAAATTAATAGAACGTGCCGCAGATTACGGATGGAGTGTGAGTTTTCCTGAATGGGAAGACTGCAAAGACGTTGGGGACGCAGTAATGAAATATGGCAGACTGTTTGCAGTATATAGTATATTGCAGGCTATAGAGCACAGTCCAACAAAAATTAGATTAATGGGAAAGAGATATTGTCAATGAAAGAAGAAATCAAAACGTACAGCGCAAAAGAACAAAAATTGTTTTTAGAAATTCTAATCGCTGATCCTGAGCTAGCAGTGAGATCCAGAAATATATTAGATCCAGACTATTTTGACAGAGCATATAGACAAGCGGCCGAATTTATCAAAGAGTATGTAGACAAATACAGTGGAGTTCCTACAACTACTCAAATTGAAGCAACTACTGGAGTAACTTTAGAAGCATTTACAGCCCTGCAGGTTCAACCGCAGAAAGAGTGGTTCTTAGATGAGTTTGAACAGTTTGCAAAACACAAGGCACTGGATAGAGCCATTCTAAAAAGTGTCGACTTGTTAGACAAACAACGTTATGGCGAAGTTGAAAAACTGATTAAAGATGCGATCAACATTGGTTTACCCAAGAGCTTTGGCACTGACTATTTTGCAGATCCCAAAGGTAGGCTGGAAGCATTAAGAAAAAATAATGGTCAAATTAGCACAGGGTGGAAGACCATTGATTATAAACTATTTGGTGGATTTAATAAAGGTGAACTTAACATATTTGCAGGAGGCTCTGGCTCTGGTAAGAGTTTATTCCTGCAGAATCTAGCATTGAATTGGGCCCTGCAAGGACTTAATGGAGTTTATTTTAGTCTTGAGCTCAGCGAGGGATTAAGCAGTCAGCGTATGGATGCCATGCTCATGGGCATAGGCACAGCAGATATTTTTAAAGACTTGGATAATGTTGATTTGCATATTAAGATGAAAGGTAAAAAAGCCGGAAGGTTACAGCTTATACAACTTGCCGCCGGAATTACTGTAAATGATTTAAAGTCATGGTTAAAAGAATTTCAAATTCAGTTTAATGAAAAAGTAGACTTTGTTATTGTGGATTATTTAGATTTAATGTCTCCTGTGTCTGTAAAGATATCTGCAGAAAATACTTTTATCAAAGACAAATATGTATCCGAAGAACTTAGAGCCATGGCAGTACAAGGCAAATACTTGTTCTGTACTGCAAGCCAATTAAATAGAGGAGCCGTGGAAAGTGTTGAATTTGACCACAGCCATATCAGCGGAGGACTAAGTAAGATTCAAACAGCAGACAACGTGATTGGCATCTTTAACAGTATTACAATGCGTGAGCGTGGCAGAGTACAATTACAGTTTATGAAGACTCGCAGTAGTAGTGCAGTGGGCAGTAAAATAGAACTAGATTTTAATACAACCAGTTTGCGTATCACTGACTTAGATGAAGACAGTCCTAATGTTCCGACAACAGTGGATGTAATGCATAATCAATTAAAACGTCAAAGCAGTGTTACAGAATCTACACCCACAGTATCAACTAAATGGGAAAAACCCACTGGCAACCATGCTTGGGATTACATGCCAGGAGGTCAAGAATTAAAACCTGGAGTCCTGGCATTAAATAAAAATGAGCCCAAGATACCTATTAGGACCATGGACTCAAGTAACAAATTAGCCAATATACTGAAAAAATCTTAGGTTTTCATATCCCGCATCCCGGCATTAGGAATTCCAGTGGCTGTGCCCGGCGCCCCTACTTCTTCTGGTTTAGTTGTCTGGGGTGCGGGCCCACTGGGAAATGCTGGCTCTCCACTGGCAGCATCGTCTGATGATGTTTGATCTCTGTTTAAATCTGTTTTAAGTCTTTGGAATAAACTATTATCTTCGGCTACATAACTTAATATAGTTTCCAATAAATCCATTAACGCAGTCATTTGTTGTATATTTGGTCGACGATTCATATACATTGAACGAACGCCAGATCTTAGATCGTTGTAATGATCTTCTCCCACAGCATCTTTAATGGCTGCTAAACGCATCATAGCCCGGGAAAAGCTATTTTGATCTATTTCTTTACCGGATACTTCTATATCTCCTTCGTCTTCTGAAATAGAACGTAGTTTGTTCATTATTGAACCCATATCAAAATTTGTGCTAGAGAATGTCATGATTATTTCCTTATTGATATTATTTATCTATAGATAAATAAATGTACAAGGAATTAATTGTGCGAAAGCAAACTAGATCAATATTAGAAGAAATCACAAACATTGTGCCACAGCGCGACAAAGAGGGTTTTGTAGAAAACAAAGCTCTTAACATCATTGCTAGCACCAAGTATCTTGTCGAGTATATACAGGAAAATTTTAACGCAGATCAAAGCGATGATTTACTAAAACGACTATTCAACAGTCTTAAAACTGGAGATGAATCTAAATTTCGCAGAGGCATTAAACAAATAAAAGAGTCAAAACATGGAACAATTTGAAGATTTACAAGCCTGGGATTTAATGGTAGAAAGCCGACAATATAGAGCTTCAGGTGGCCGCAATCTAAGTCTAAGAAATGTTGCTGATTTTGCATTTTTGGATTTGCTATCCTTATACATACTGCACAGTGAATACGAAACAGCATCAATGGCAGCAAAATATGCAGACTCTACAATAGGTTATAGGAATTTTGCCAAGGCAAGATTAAGTGGCACAGACTTGTATGTTAGTATGAACATACTAAGTGATCCCACTAGCGTATTCAGTCGGAAAATAGCACAAAACGCAGATGCCGACAGTATTTTAAGAGGAAAATTAAAACTTAATTTACCCACTGTAAAACGCTATTTAGATTTACTGGCAGACGGATCAATAACTCCCAGTGATACTGCAATGTTGTTACTTCGCATGGAAAAACAATTAAACATTACAGATAGTAAATTACGAAGTATTCGACGTCTTGTACAAGATTGGCCCGGACTTAATACCATGCAAAGAGAATTAGCCACAACAAAGATGTTACAGTACTATAAAAAATTTGCCAAGCGCAGTGAAATAGCACTATTTTTAAGTGACATGGCCCGTGGCCAGGGTTATGAAATGCGAGGTGGTATTGATGCTGAATTATCTAATCTAGGGTACACTGGCACAGATCGTAGCAAGAATAATAACTCATGGTCGAAAATAATCAGTAACGCTTTGCCAGCCGCGGGCTTTTATGCAGGATACAAGTTGGGAAAACGTTAAAAAGGATAAATAAACTTAAGAAAACAAAGTTTTCGACAAAACAAATTAGGAGAATTTTATATGGCAAACGCAGCCCCATTTACAGCACTAGGACGTGAAGTATTCATTAAGTCTTTCTCTAAGACTAACATTACTCAATCAGAGTTGAATTCACTGGTACAACTAGTACAATTAACAAACACAGTCACAGCTATCGGCGCTTTCGCAGCCGGCACCAGTGATGTTGTTAACATGATCATCGAAGGTCCAGATTTTACAACAGCTTCTGGTTATACAGTAGCCGACGTAGCATTTTAATTTTTTAAAGTGTAACTTTTTCGGGATGGGAAGCCGCAGTTTACTGCGGTTTTTCTTTTGACTGAAATTAAAGGTAAATATGCTAACAGGAGAATTAACATGGCACAGAACACAAACAGAACAGGTGAAGTAATAGGCGGCAACATTGAATTTTTTAGTTGCTACACTTTAATAGATATTACAGATACTGG